TAGTCCACCACTGTGCAAGTTACTATCTAAATTACCAATCATCATTGCGTTATTACCAAATGGTGATCCACCTCTGTGATAATAATTTTTTGTTCCGTTAGTATTAGTATAATAGTTATTATAATCTATACCACCTGTTTCATCTATTTTTTGTCTTGAATTTCCTGCCGCTATACAAACGTGTATACCTTCATCGGCTAATTCCTGCACATCTGCATCTGTACTAATTACTCTTATTGGATGTCTACTAAAAAATCCACCACCTATCATTCCATAGTCTGCTCTTTTACTAGTTCCTGTCCAATTTGTTCCTCTGTAATTACCACCTGTAATATTAACAAACCCTGTACCTGTTCCCCAACTCATATTAACTATTGTTGGTCTTCTGTATCCTGTACTTGTAATTGGTTTATTTCTATGCCATAGTTTAATAATATCAAATGCTCCTGAAACTGGAAAGCCTTGTGTATCACCTGACAAATTTACTCTAACACTATAGATATGTGCATTTTTAGCCCAGCCATAATTTAGACCTGCTACTGTTCCTGCACAATGTGATCCATGTCCATTCCAATCTGAATAATGTCCAGAAGGCATTGAACCACTTATACCACTTTCAGCATACCAATCAATTTGTTTTATTCTACTATTACCATCTGCATCATTAAACTCTGGGTGACCTATTTGTATACCTGTGTCTTGTATTACAACATCAACTCCTGTACCGTCTAATGTATAAGCAAATTGATCATCACTTGGAGATGAGAATGTATAAGGATTATTTTGTTCTATGCATCTACGCATACCCCAATTCATATAATTGCCACTATCTGATGTTGTTTTTGAAAAATTTCCTGTTTGGATAGCAAGGGGTTCAATAATTAAATTGTCGTCTTGCTCTGGTGGTAGTTCTACTGCATCTACTCTTGAATCTTTTCTTAATTTAATTACTTCTAATGCGTTCAAGGCATAGTGTGTATTTCTTTTACTACCTGGTCTAGCATTTGCTACATCTACAGTTCTATTAGGAATATCACCTGCGCCAGTAGACGCAATCATTTCTTGATTAAACTGTGCATAATCAACGTCTGATTTTAATGTAACAATATATTCACGTTCTATCAATTTAAATCTACCCACGCATTATTGGCGTAACCTTGAAACTTGTTAATATCAGTATTATAAATCATATCGCCACTTTCAGGTGATGCTATTTGATTTCTTTCTACTGTTGTCATTGTTGCAAGTTTCATTGGCACCTTTCCTGTTACTTCTACTCTTTGTGTTGCAGTTAGTGATAAGTTATTACCACTTGCGAGTACTATGTTGCCTGTACCTGTGACTGTAAAATTATTTGTTGTTACACTTGTAAATGTTGGGTTTGTTGGATAACTTCCACCGCCACCACTTGACAGTAAATTATTATTATCTGTTAGCTGGCTTAGGTCTGTTGGAATAGTTGGTAAGTTAGTTAGGCTATTATAGTTTCCATCAAATAAGTTTGGTTTATTTGTTAAATCTATATAACTGCCTGAAAATAATTGTGTTTGTAAAGCATACGGAGTCAAATCTATCGAAGGTTGATAGTTTGCTAATTCTGTTTGTAATTGTGTGCTTGTTACATAATTAGATAGTGTTGTTTGTAATTGTGTATTTGTTATTGCACCACTTGCTGAACTTGCTGACGAGCCTGAGCTTGTGCTACCGCCGCCACCTAAATTTGTTGTTGTAGCAGGTGATGATGTAACTACTGTACCACTTTCAGCTAATCCTGCCAATCCTGGTTGTGTATTAGTTTGTTCTGGATCACCTACACTTGTTTCTTGTACTGCTTGAATACTTCTTTGTGTATAGCCTGTTACTCTACCACAATGATCATATATTGGTTGTCTTTCTGCTAGTGCTACTGTAGGAGCACCGTCGTTTTCTAATTTTGCTAATAGTTCTGGTTCAAGTAGATATGCAAATATATTATTTCCTGCTTCATCTACTTCGTATGCTTTTAAACTGTTATACAATGATTGTAAATTACTAGCATATTGTTGACTTTTTGCTAGTGTCATATTTTCGTTATCTACTGCTACACCAACATTTGTGTTTACTCTATTTGTAGGAGCAAATATACTTCCACCTGTTGAACTTGAACCTTTAAAATTATTTTCAAATTCAATTAAGTTTTCCATATCAGTTTTAAAAGCATTTAAATCATCAATTAATCCTTGTTGAATGTTAGCTGGTAAGTTAGCAAGATTGCCAACTTGATCACCTAGACGTTTTAAGATACCACTCGTAAATAAATTTGGATTAAATTTCCCATCAGTTCCTATACAGCCACCTATGTCACCGTCTGCCATAGTTCCTAGTGTGTCAAGTATATCTTTACCTGCTCCTACAAAACTACCCATTGCATCTCTAAGAACATTTGGAATAGCACGTGGAACAACTGGTGTACCACAGAAGTTAATCATATTTGCAATGGCCGCAAATTCAGCAACGGCAGAATTTAATCTACCTAATGCATTATCAATATTTGTGTGTGCTATAAAATCATCAAGAGCTTTTTCAGCATCTTCTAATGCTCCTCTTAGATCTGCTAGTGCTTCTGGAATTTCTGGTATTAGTCTACCAAGGTTTACTTTTAAACATATTTGTAAATTAGGTAACTTAATTCCGTTACCTGCTAGTAAACTACAAATAATTTCTTTTAAACTGTATGCTTGAGTTTGTGCGGTGATTGTGCCATCATTAACATCTACATCAACTTGACCAGTTGGTATGTCAACTTTGGTTCCGTTGATATAATCATTAAAATCTTCTAAACCGTCTTTAAAATCACCTACACTCATTTTATTTTGATCCTATGTAGCCTGCAATAATTCCAATCATTCCTGTTAATGACATTTTCATTAAAGTAATTACTGATTCGTCTACTGGTCTATTTTCTTGCAAGGCAACATAATAGTCACCAATTATAATAACACCTAGTAATGTAAGTACCCCTACAGTTAGAGCTACTATAACTAGGTCTTTTAAATTCTTAATCATGTTATTGTCCTATATAAACGTCAGGACTACCACTATCTGATTTTGGATTGCAATGTCCAGGTAATGGACAAAATCTATCTGCATCGGAATCGTTTGGAACGACAACAACTAATTTGTTGCCTACAAATACATTTTTGCATTGTGCATTAAGAGCACCGCCGCCATGACTGTTTGGATCTCGATCAACACTAATAGGTTGATTGTTTACATGAACGTTACTATGTCCTTGTGCTTCGGTTGAGGCACCACATGAACGTTTATCTCCGTGTCTATGAACTGGTTGCATTTGCTACTGTTAATCCTGTACTTTGTTTGATATACATATCACTTGCGTCTTTAGCAGACTTAACTATGCATATAATACTATTTATCTTTAATTTGATCTTAGTATCTGGACTAACGGTAAACATATAAGGCGCTAAGGCCATGCCGTTTTGAGCGGCAACAAGTATGTAAGGTTTAGCTAACGTAACTGTTTCATCAGTTTCTGTATCTAATCTTGCAATCATTTCTTCACCAGAAGAAAGTTTAATACTTACTACATCACCTACTTGGTATTGTGTTTCTATTAACATATATTATCCTGTTGATTCACCAGTTCCATTAAAACCAGTGTCTTCAATGTATTTTAGAAACTGATCATATCCACCAACTACTTTACCATATACTTTAATTTGTGGAAATGTTCTAGCTTCAGGGAAGTTTTCAAAAACTTGCTCCCTATTGAAATCTACGCCTAACTGTTTATAGACGAATTCAAATTTTCTTGATTCACATAATCTTTTTGCGGCATCGCAATAACCACATTGTGGTTTACCCCATATCTCTATCATTATAAACTCATTCCTTCAAAGGTGTCTTCACCTACATCTTTTTTAACACCACCAATAACATAACTACTAATTTCTGTTTCTTGTGGTGCAACTTGAACCTCGGCTCCTGCTATCCATTTTTGTGTCCAAGGTAACGGGTTAGCTTGGCCAGGACTATAAGGACACTTCATACCTAAAGCTGTCATACGTTTACAACAAATCCATTCAATATAATCTTGTAATAATTTTGAATTAAGACCAATCATTGATCCGTCTTTAAACAGATAATCTGCCCATTGCTTTTCTTGATCAACTGCGTCTATAAACATTTTTGTAACTTCAGCTTCGCATTCTACTCTAATTTTTTCAAAGTCTGGATCTTCTTTTGGCAATACTTTTGTTAATGCATATTGCGTACTTGCTAGGTGAACATTCTCATCACGTGCAATAAACTTAATAATCTTTGCATTACCTTCCATTTTCTTAAGCTCAGCAAACGCCCAACTACAAGCAAATGAAACATAGAATCTAACACCTTCTAAAATGTTAACACTATTTAAAGTTAACCATAATTTTTTCTTTAAGTCATACAGATCAACATTAACTTCTTTTCCGTTTACTTTATGCTTACCTGTTCCTAACAAATTATAATAACTTGTTAGTTCAATTAAATCATCATAGTATTTAGAAATATCACCTGCACAATCAACTATCTCTTTACTGTCAGTTAGCTCATCAAAAACTTTAGTAGGATCAGCATATACATTTCTAATAATATGAGTATAGCTTCTACTGTGAATTGTTTCTGAGAATGTCCAAGTAATAATCCAATTTTCTAATTCTGGTAAACTAACGATAGGACTAAATGCTTCATTAGGAGCTCTACCTTGAACACTATCTAAAAGAATTTGACGTTTTAGATTACTTGTAAAAATATGTTGTTCATGCTCTGTAAGATCTTTAAAGTCTTTTGCATCTTTACTTACATCAACTTCTTCAGGTCTCCAAAAGAAACCTAATTGTTTATCAGTCAATTTATCAAACTGTTTATATTTTAAAGTATCGTATCTTTGAAATCCTAAATCACCATCTAAAAAAGCATTTGCTTCTGTATGATATTTTTCATTCTTAATATTAATAACGCCCATTTTATTACCTCTACTAAATTACGCAACTTTCACAATAGTCGTCGTACTGTTCATCTGATTCAAAGTCTTCACGGCCTTTAAGTGATTTACTTTTAAATTCAATCTCACCTTGACCATCATATGTATTAAAATAATACAACTGTTTACCACCATACTTGTAAAACATTACAAGATGTTGTAGCATAACACTTAATGGAATCTTCTCGTCTGGAAAAAACTCCGGGTTATAACTTGTATTTACCGATATGCCCTGATCAATATACTTCTGGAGAACGGCCATAATCTTTAAATAACCTTCTGGACTTTTTTGAGTCCATAGTAGATCATATTTATTCTTTAGACGTGCATATCCAGGTACAACCTGTTTCAAAACACCATGTTTTGATTGCTTTACACTTACAAATGCACGTGGTGGCTCAATACCGTTAGTACTATTGCTTATTTGTGCTGACGTTTCAGCAGGCATAAGAGCCATTAATGTACTGTTACGAATACCACTATTTCTTAATCTTTCACGTAGTTCTTCCCAAGGCATACGTTCTTTATGTGGTACTAGTTCATCTAATTCTTTTTTGTATGTCATATTAGGTGTAATACCATCACCGTATCTTGTTTCACCTGTACCAGTTATTGGTCCATATTCTTCTGCAAGTTCTACACTTGCTTCTATTAAGTAATAACTCCAAGCTTCTGCCCATTCGTCTACTTTAGCTAATCCACGTTTGCCAATATTCTGATATGTTAAATCATTTTTTGCTAACCAATATGCAAAGTTAATAATACCTATACCTAATGGTCTACGTTTCATTGTGCTTAATTCTGCCGCTAATACTGGATATTGTTGATAGTCTAATAATGCATCTAATCCACGTACTGCTAATTTACAAACTTTTTTAAACTTACTAGGTTCACTAATATTTCCCCAATTGATTGCACTTAACGTACATAAACTAATTTCACCTTCTTTGTCTCTAACACTATACAAAGGTTTAGTAGGTAAATTAATTTCACAACATAAGTTACTTTGTTTAATAGGTGCTAGTTCAGGCTTGAACGAACCATGCGAATTAGCATGATCTACATTCATCAAATAAACTCTTCCTGTATTTTTACGTTCTTCCATAAACATTCCAAATAACTCAGATGCTTTAAGAACTTTTTTTCTAATTCCAGTTTTCTTTTCAGCTTTCTCATATATTTCTTTAAACTTATCTTGATCAGCAAAAAATGCATCATATAAGCCTGGAACATCTGCAGGTGAGAAAAGTGTAATATTACCATTTGTAAGTAAACGTTCATACATTAATTTATTAAACTGTACGCCATAATCCATATGTCTTACACGATTATCTTCTGTACCTTTATTATTTTTAAGTACAAGCAAGTCTTCAACTTCTAAGTGCCAAATAGGATAGTATAACGTAGCCGCTCCACCACGAACACCACCTTGACTACATGACTTGACTGAACTTTGAAATAATTTATAAAAAGGAATAACACCTGTATGTGTTGCATCACCGTTTCTAATTTTTGAACCAATGGCACGAATAGAACCACCGCCAATACCAATACCTGCTTTCTGTGAAACATATTTTACAATAGCAGATGATGTAGCATTAATACTATCTAAATCGTCATCAGTTTCTACTAGAACGCAAGAAGAGAATTGTCTTTGTGGTGTACGTACACCTGCCATTACTGGCGTAGGCAAACTAATATCAAAATTACTAATTGCGTCATAGTAATCTTTAACCCATTTCATTCTTTCTTCTTTTGGATATTGACTAAACAATGTTGCTGAAATCATCATATAACATACTTGTGGTGTTTCAAATATTTCACCTGTTGCTCTATTTTGTACTAGATACTTTCCACGAAATTGTTCCATGGCCGCATATGTCATATCTTCATCACGTTCATGTTTAATAAACTCTTCCATTTGATTAATTTCATTTTCATCATAAACAGAAAAAAATTCTGGATCATATAAACCACGATCAACATTCATACGAGCTATCTCTCGTAAATGTGGTGGTTCAAATTTATCATAAACTTGTTTACGTAAATGGTAGTTAATAAGTCTACCAGCTACCCATTGATAATTTGGTGTTTCTTCTGATATAAGATCAGCCGCCGCTTTAATTAATGTTTCTTGAATATCTGCACTCTCAATTCCATTATAAAATTGTAAGTGACTTTTAATTTCTACTTCACTAGCACTTACACCTGTAATATTTTCGCAGGCGTAAAATACAACCTTATGCATCTTCTCAAGGTCGAGTTCTTCTTCTGTACCATCTCTTTTTTTGATTGTTGTTTTTATTGCTGTCATCATTGTCCTAAATCTCAAATAGTCTTGTATTTACATCGGCTGTAGCTATAGATAACTATTTGCTTAATGTACTAACATCAATATCTTTTAAAACTTCTAGTTCTTTGTCTATAATGTCAGTGGTGTCTATATTGTTATAATTATAGTTTAAAACGTACTTGTTGTCAACTAAAACTATTAACTTTATATCATTTTTTTCCACAGTTTGTACAAGCAATATTCTACAGGCTATATTACTATAGTGTAACGTGTATGCCATACCCAACGACACAACATTTTCGTCGTAATCATTCTGATGTAGCATTTCCCAAGGTGTACTCCATGTTGACTCATCAAATGGATCAACTTTTCTAGTACCTACTGGTGTTGTATTCCAAAAGTCTAAAACAACTTGTAATTGTTCTAAAATATTGGAAACACCACAAATCCGTTTCCTTAATTCACGCCACCTTTGAATTCTTTGTCTAGGAGGCAATTGCCATACTTCGTCCATTTATTTAAAATGATTTTTGTACGTATTTTAATGTGTGTACGGTATCAAGATCTGTAGTATCAAACATTAAACTAAATTTGTCTGTACTATTATGTGAAAGACTAAAGA